CTGTCCGCCAAGCAGTACCATTTCGTCGTCCTGGCCTCGGCCACAACGGTGAACGTGGCTACGGCGATCACGAACGCGCCCATCGGCATCCTTCAGAACAACCCTGAAAGCGGACAGCAGGCAATCGTCCGCATCTCCGGGATGTCGAAGGTTGTTGCCGACGGGACACTCGCCGCTGCCAACTTCATCGGGACTTCCGCTGACGCCCAGGCTGACGCGATCAGTCCAGGAACCGACACGACGGTCTACATGACCGGGCAATGTGTCGAGGCGGCCAGCGCCGGTGAGACGACGACGATGATTCTCAACATCACCAACTGCCGAGCGGCATAGGGAGGACTTGACCAATGCCCCAGCCAACCTCAACAGACGTCCATGTGGACGCGGTGCTCACCAATATGAGTGTCGCTTACCAACAAGAGGCGTATGCCTTCGTCGCCAACCGCGCCTTCCCTGTGGTCAACGTCGCCAAGCAAACCGATCTGTATTTCACCTATTCACAATCGGACTTCATGCGTGATTCCGTTCAGCGCCGAGCCGACGGAACCGAGTCCGCCGGAACCGGCTACGGCCTCAGCACGGCGTCGTACTCCTGTGACGTGTGGGCACTCCACAAGGACATCGGCGACCAGACCAGGGCCAACTCCGACAACCCGCTGAACCCGGACATGGACGCGACACGCTTCCTGTCCCAGCAAATGCTGATCCGCCAGGAGGTCCAATGGGCCGCCGACGCGTTCACCACCAGCATTTGGGGAACCGACGCCACGCCGAGTCCCTTGTGGGATGCAGCGTCGTCGACACCCATCGCGGACGTCGAAACCGCCAAGAACACGGTCCTGACCAACACCGGCTATGTGCCGAACACGATCATCATGTCCTACAAGGCCTTCTCGGCCCTGGTCGACAATGCCGACATCGTGGATCGCATAAAGTACACGTCGCAGGATTCGGTCACCGAGGAACTCCTCGCCCGCGTCTTCAACGTGGACCGTGTGCTGGTCATGGCGNNCGTCTACAACTCCGCCCAGGAGGGTGCCACCGCCTCGTATTCGCAGGTCGGTGACAAGGACGTTCTGGTGTGCTACACGCCGTCGGCTCCGGGCCTCATGGTCCCATCCGCCGGGTACACGATGAACTGGTCCGGCGTTTCCGCCGGGTTGGGCACGTCGAGCGCGATCAGCCGCTACCGGATGGACACCCTCCGGGCCGACCGCATCGAGATCGAGGCAGCGTTCGACTTCAAGATCGTGTCGTCCGCACTCGGCTACTTCCTCTCGAACGTCACCTCGTAATCAACTGACACAACCGAACCCCACCTCGGGCCGGGGGCCAAGGCTGATTGGCCTGGCTCCCGGCCTGTGTCATCTTGACTGGAGGCACACATGGCCTGGACCTACGACGGCGACCCTTCAGCCAACGCCCGCGACGCCATCCGGTTCTTGATCGGGGACACGGACACAAACGATCAACTGCTGGCGGACGCTGAGGTGGCCTGGGTCAACTCGCAAGTCACCGGCAGCGACACGGCCACGACCGGCTTGTACGACGCGGCGTACCGCTGCTGCATCACGATCGCGTCGAAGTTCTCCCGCCTGGCCGACCAGGCTGTCGGCGACATGCGGGTGTCGATGGCTCAGAAGGCGAAGGCGTACCGGGAGCAGGCTGAATCGTTGCGGGCGATCGCTGCCCGCGAAGGGTCGGTTCCGACGCCGTATGCAGGCGGCATCACGATTACCGACAAGGAAATCGACTGGGACAACTCGGACTTGGTGCGGCCTGGCTTCTTCAAGGGCCAGTTTGACGACGACCGCGAGGGCGGCGGGGAGCAACTGGCACCGCTGTTCACCGGCGCTGACTGATGGCTGCCGCGTCGCCATCGACGGTGTTCCTGACTGACCTGAAGGTGAACATGACCCCGGACACGGTCGACATTAGGTCAACGAGTTCGGTGAACTCATACGGGGAGCGCACCTACACCGGCGGGGCGACTACCTACGACGCCTACATCCGGCGCGCCAACGAAGCCGACCGCGACGTCGACGAAACCACCAAGATCGCGTGGGTGGTCTACATCCCGGATTCGTCGCTGACGCTCAACGTCGAGGACCAGATCACGCTGCCTGCACCTGTCAGCGACACCCGGCCGTTGGTGAAGGTCAAGACGATGAAAGACCCGTTGGGCCAGGTCGCGGTCGTCGCCTACGTCGGGAACAAATGACATGACGGTGCGGCTGGAAGGGTTGGAGGATCTGCGGCGGGTGTTGGCGACTGCTGACCTGAAGATCAAGGTGGCGGTCAACCGGGAGGTCGACAAGATCGCCACCGACATCGAGAACGAGTCGATGACCCTGGTGCCGTTCGACGAGGGCATCCTGGCGGGGTCGGTCACGAAGACCAAGTCGTCGACCGGCGGGTTCATCTCGCAGACCGTTGCCTACGGTGGCCCCGGCGCGCCGTATGCGCTGATCCAGCATGAGAAAGAGGATTGGTGGCATCCGCCGAAGCCACCGGGCAAGTCGAAGGTGGGCAAGAAGTCGGGGATCGGGCCGGGTATCCCCGGTCAAACCAGGGGAGCGAAGTACCTGGAGATCCCAGCCAAACGGCACCAACGCACGGTGGTTCGGCGCATGATTGCCGCCATCAACAAGGTGCTGTGATGGCAGTCCTCGCCGACCTCGGCACGTTCATGGCAGCCAACGTCACCGACACGACCCTGACGGTCGGCACCAATCTGTTCCTGGGCCGGATGCCCGACAGCCCCGACACCTGCGTCGCAATCTACGAAACCGCCGGGCAGGCACCCGTCGACGTGTTCGGGGCCGACTCGGCTCCACCGATCGAAGCCGCCGGGGTGATGTGCCACACCCGTGCCGTCGCCTACTCGGACTGTCAGGCGTTGGCCGTGGACATAATGAAGACGCTGTCCAAGGTGATCAACGAGTCGCTTTCAGGCACCGCCTACTACAAGGTGGAACCCACCCAGTCGCCGTTCGCGTTTGAGCGTGACGACCAGGACCGAATGCTGTTCTCCTGCAACTTCACGGCGGTCAAGGCGCTGTGAGATGGCCGACCCGTACAGCGAGTCACGCCGCCCGGTAACGCGGCGGACCCTGTTTCGCGTCCGGTGTGCCGCCCCCAACGCAGGCGACGTCGAGGAGTTCCCCGAACTCGCTGATCGGACGTGTGACAGGCTCCTGGCTGAACTGGTGTCCACCCCGTTTCGGATTCGGTGCCCACGGTGCAAGCGGATGAACGTCGCCGGGGTCGACGGCCAACATTCGGTGGAGGCCGACCCAGCCTGAACGAAAAACGCCCGTGGGGGCGTTGTGGGGCTGTTTGTGGGTGGTTAGCCCCAAATGGGCCTTGGTGGCCGTAGGAAGGCTAATACGGGCGTCTGGTGGCCGATTAGTCGCCGGTGGCTACTCAGAACAGCGGATTGTCGTGGTTCAGAAGGTCGCTGGACGCTTCCGGGTCGTACTCCAGCAGCAGGGTGATGACTCCCTGCTCGCTGACGCAGCCCTGGTCCACCATCTGCCGCAGTTCCGCCATGACCCGGTTCCACCTCTGCTTGTACGTTGCGTTGCGTGGCGTCGCCTCCAGTAGTAGCCGCTTCTGGTCCGATGTGTGCATCGAGTAGGCGACCCCGGCGGCGATGTACGGATGGGAACCTTCGCGGACAGCGGCCTTCTTGACGACACGCCCCCATGATTCGTTCTCGACCCAGCCGTCGAGTTCCATGTTGCGGATGGCTGCCGAAACCGTCTGGTGCCGCCAGCCTGTCAAATCCTCGATCTCACGCGACGTGCGACCGGCCTGCCCGGAACGCAGGATGAGGCGCAGCACCTCAGCCTGGATGGTCCCGGCACGCTCCGACTCGAACCCTGCATGGGCGATCGACGTGTCGGAACCTTTCACGAACCCGGTGGTGCCCGCGTACTCCAACGACGGCTGGTCCTGGTCACTCATCGGATGCCTCCTGGTTGTCAATCGCCGGGCTGAACGTGGGTGGGAACTCCCATTCGGTGACGTCGGCGATGGCTTCGACTTCAGCCAGGTGCAACGGCACCTCGTCGATGTCCAACACCAGGATGCCGGTGCCGCCGATGTACGGCGTTTCGACCGCTCCGAGGGTGGTCAGTACCGCAGGCATCAGTTCGAGGTTGTCGGGGTCGCCGTAGTCGTCGGATGCGACCACCAGGGTGATGCGCCGGTAGATCATGCTCACGACGCCACCTTCGTCAGATGCGATGCTTGGAGCCGAACGAGGACGCCGTCGCGGTCCTCGTTGCCCAGTTGCGACGTGCAGCCCGCGCCGAACATCTTGATTGGGAAGTCGGCTTCGAGCGCCACGATCTCGTCGTAGAGGCCGCAGGCGTACTCGCCCGGTTGTTGGCCTTCGAGGTGGACGCATTGGTGCGCCTTCTCGTCCCAGGTTCCCCATCCACAGGCCGACTGCTTGCAGCAGTAGCCGGATCGCACGCACTTGCCCTCCCTCACGACGCCACCTTCAGTCGCGCCTGGTAGGCGGCGGCATACATTTCGCCCCACACCTCACGCGCCGTGCGGAAGTACCGACCGGGCCACCCGAACGGCCAACCAGGAATGTTGTTGCCGACCTGGCCTCGACCTTCGTTCCATTCCATCACCAGGGTGTAGCGGTACGGGTAGTCGCCGCCCCGGTCGTGGACTGCGACACGGAACGTGCCGTCGGCGTCCTCGCCGGTCCAGCCCGGCACCGACTCGCGGAGTCGGGCCAGGT